AGGTCGCCGTAAGTGGGGATCATCCCCTCCAACTCGGTGCGGAAGCTGATGAGCCTGCGCCGGTAGCGGTTGGCGGCGGCCATGTACAGGCCCTCGCGTTCGGCCTGTGCCTTGGTGGTGCAGCCGAACAGGGCCACTTTGGCGGGCTGTTCTGCGCCGCTGTCCGGCAGCGCAACGGTCACCTCGTCCGGCTTCCAGGTGCGGCTGTTGAAAAACTCCACTGTTACTGCGTCCGCCGTGTCCTCGCCGGGCATGACGTATTCGATGCGAAAGCTGCCCCTCACAATATTGCGTGGGCTGAACAGCGCCACCGGCATTGTGCGCGGTTCGTCGCGCACCACCCGCACGATGCCACCCTGCAGGAACGGCACTGCCCGTCCGCAACGGGCGATGCGGGACAGTGCTTCCCACACGGTGAGCTTCTGGTCGAACACGCCATCAAAGGTGTCACCCCGGTCGGCCCAGGTTTGCTCCAGGTCATACAGGCCTTGCAGGTCAATACGGCTGGCGGCGAGCTTTGCGCCATAGTTAGTCCGCAGCACATCGGCCAGCGCCCAGGCAATGGAGCGGGTCGGCTGCGGGGCCGTCCAGCCCCCACCCGGACTCCAGATAGGTAATTTGCGGGTAACGATGCAATTCACCAGGCGGGATGAGCGTTGCGACAAGTTGTCGGTGGCCCGCATTTTTAAGGCCAGCAGGGTGACGCCCTCAAACAGCGTGGTGCCTACCAGGCGGGCTTTCAGGCCGCTCCAGCGGATTTCATGGGCGGCACGGGCACTGGTGTCTTTGGCGTTGGTGCGTAGCAATTGCACCTCATATCGGCCGGTGGCCACGGTGTACTTTTTCGTCAGGCGGATGGGCGTGTTGGTGGCGGCGGAATGGCTTTCGCTGGCGAGTGTGCTCCAGCTTCCCAGCGGGCCGCCTTCATCGTCAATCAGCCGGGCCTGCACCTGCCAAGTGATGGTTTTGCTGGAAAGCGAGCCATCATTTTCGGCAAAGTACAGCCCCCGTGGCATTTCCACATCCACCGCCAGTTGGTCGGTTGCGGTTTCCGGTGGGTTGGCCACGAACGGCCCCACCCAGTCGCCGCCGTCACCGGTGGAAAGAAGCTCCTGCACGGCCACCTCTGGCGCGGTCACCACATCCGGGTCAAACAGGCTTACCGCGCCACCCGGCGGGATGAGTTCATAGGTAATTTCTTCAAATGAGCTGATGGGCGTGTCTTCAATTCGAATCTGCGCTACGTCGTGCTCACCCTGGCCAATAGCGTGGAGCTGGAACAAAAATTGGTCGTTGCCCACAAACTCCGCATAGGGGGTGGAGGCAAAATCCGGGTAGATGATATGCCGGCCATAAACCACCGGGATGGGTTCACCCAGGCGGGCCTGGTTGCCCTGGGCTTGCAGCGAGTATGTGGGGCTGGGTTGGCTGCCGCCAAACCCGCCCAAAGTGGGCAGCGTGGGTGATGGTGGAGGAATCAGCACGTTGACCAGGGCCGATCCGGCCAGGGCCACGCCAGCCGTGAGCAACGAGGCACCGATGGTGCTGGTAACGCCCAGAGTACCGGCCAGAGTGGCCCCCAGCTGGGGCGAGGCAATCAGCACCGCGATGGTCAGCACCGTGCGCAGCGGGTTTTTGCCGCCACCGCCGCCACCCTGGGGTAACGCCACAAACACGACTGTCATGCCGGTGGCAATAAGGGTCACGGCCCAGTCGGCCCGCAGCACCGGCTGGCCATCCACCAGGCAGAGAGTGGGCAGCGGGAACTCAGCAATGCCGCGTCCGTCCAACCAGGCCCGGATGGTGACGGGTGCCGCCACCCGGTGGCGTTCCCGGTTACGCTCCGGCTGGAAGGGATTGTGCAGGATGGCGACGGTCGCCGTCATGGTTTCAGGTCTCCGCTGTACTGGTAAAAACTCTCGATGTGCCAGCCACACAGGCGCAAGCTGTGCAGGTTCTGGAACACCACGCCGCAGGCCTGGGCGCAGTGCAGGATGCCGCCGCCGTCCACCTCCAGCCACACACCCACATGCAAGGGGTGGCGGGACTGGCGCATCAACGCAATATCCCCCTCCCTTGGCACGGCCACAGGTTGCCACTGCCGGCGGATGGGGTGGTCGCGGATGGTGCGGATCAGGTGGCGGAGGTTGTCGGGGTCAACAGGTATGGGTTCAAGGTTGATGTGGAACTGTTCCCGGTACACTGTGCGTACCAACCCCCAGCAATCAAAAAGGCCAGCCTGGTATGGCTGGCCAATGTATTGGGTTGCCCAAGGTGGCATAAGATGTTATCTCCTCTTGTGGGAAATTAATCAGAGTACGATGAAGAAATAAGAACTGTATTCCTAGCTGTAGCATTACTCACGGCTGTCCTATGCAATGCTGCCAATGCCCAAAATTATTTGGGCAATTTGTCCGCAAATAAATTTGCGCCCAACTCACTTTCAAATCCCTACGGTGCAGGCAGCCGGTACAAACCTTCGTCCCCCAATAACCCTTACGGTCCCAATAGTTTTGATAATCCTTACGGCGCTGGTAGTAGATATAAGGCGGACTCACCCAACAATCCTTACGGACAAGGTATGCGGGTGTACGGTCGCTAGTGTTTAGCGCGTTAACCCCGGGAAATTAACCGCGCTGTAGGTCTGGCCGGGGAAGGCTTTGTTGCCCACGTCCAGCATCCGCGCCCGTCCCGTCACCCGGAACACATCGGCCGTTACCTCAGTCAACACCAGGGTGATAGGTGGTTCCATCTGCGGGCCTTCCAGGTCGGTGGACAGGTACGGGCGGTAGGTGACCTCGATTTTGTCCTGGCTTTCGGCCGCGCCATCCAGGTGCTTCACAATCTCCCGGCTGACGTTATCCAGCGTGATAGAGATTTCCGGCACCGGGGCGGTATCAACCGGTGGAAGTTCCAGGTCAAACCCCATGGCGATAAACGTTACCATCTCACCGGGGTTAAACGGCGCTGTAGCCTCCAGCCTGGCCACCAGGTCTTTATTATCCCGCACCACCCGAATGGCTGTGGGCTGGCCCAGGTCATCCAAAAACGAAGGATGCCGCAGTTCCAGAGTGTGGAGAATCACCACATCAGCGGGTGCTGCGGCATAGGCCTCGCGCAGGGCTTCGGAAAGGGTTGCATTGGGCATGGGTCAGGCCTTAAACATTTTTGGTCTTTTTTATTCTGCGCTCAAACGAAGGTCTTTAGCCGCCAGAATGGCCGCCAGTGCGCCAATGCAGTCCGCATACTGCTGGTGTGCGGCCGCCTGGGCTGCGTTCATCGGGTAGTGCCAGCCGTTTTCCAGAATGAATTCCCGCTTGAGGGCTGACACCTCAAAACCCGCAACGGTCACAGCACCGCTCACGGCTTCCAGGTCGGGTGCGGTCACGGTCAGTTCGGCTGCGGCAATATCGGCCAGGGCGTTTCCCAGCGTGTCGGTGTAAGACAGCGTGCCGTCATCAATATGCACGGTGCCATCGGCGGTGAGTTTAAAGCGTGGGTCCATGGGGGTTCTCCTCAAGTTTTGATGATGTAATTCATCACCAGCCAGGGCTGGGTGATGTTCAAGCTGCTGCCGAAAAATGAGCCAGAGCCGCTGAAACTGTGGTTGTGAGAGCCGCCACCGCCCGTGGTCCCGGAGGTGTAATCGTTACCGCCGCTACGGTCAAAAGCGCTGACCGGCCGCTGCTGTGTGCCGGAAAAGTTGGTGGCCTGGTAGGTATGCGTGTGGCTGGGAATTTGCGTGGTCGCCAGCGTGGTGCTGCCCACCGTGCCGCTGACGCTGATGGAGCCAGCGGGTGTTTGGCTCTCTGCCCCACCTGCACCACCCAAGCTATCCGCCTGGCTGGCGGTGATGCGGTTGGCGGAACTGCCGCCCATGTTATCCAGGCCTGCCACCACCCGGCCGCGCAGGTCGGGCATGTTAAACGTTGTGCTGCCATCGCCAGCCCCGTAACTGGTGCCAATAACGGCAAACAGCCCGGCATAGGTGGTGCGGCTGACAGCACTTCCATTACACAACAGCCACCCGCCGGGGGCGGCGCTACCGGCAAAGGGCATCACCATGCCGGCGGCAAAGGGTTGCGGCGCATCCACCTCTGCAGGGTTGCCACCGCCATCAAACCCCAGCAGCTTGTTTGGGGTGCCGATAGCCAGCTTGGGCAGGGTAACCGCGCCGTTTTTAAGATGGGCGGTGTCGACGGTATCTTCGGATGGTACGCCGATGGGTGCCTGCGCCCCGAACACCACCTCGATGTTATCCGTGCCAGTTGGTGGCGGGCTGGAGAACACAAGGTCATTGCCGCTGAGGTCATAAGTATCCTTCTGCTGGTAAACGCCGGAGATGTAAATGTTGGTGTTATTCTCCGACCCCGGTGCGCCGGAGAGGGTGAATTCTGTTTCCACCCCATCACCGCTGAAGCGCTGCACAGTCACGTTCACCGCCCCCAGCCCGCCGCCCGAGGCGTACCAGACTTCGTTGTCCTTATCGCCGATGAAGGTATCTACGTTGTATTGCGCGGCAAGGGTGCGGCTGGGCAGGCCGTTGATGGTGTCTGCCCCCTGGCGATTAACCACCACCACGTTTACGTCCCCTGTGGCTTTGGCCACCCCCAGGCGAAAATCCGCCGCCAGAGTTGCCAGCGCCGGCAATAAAATCTGCACTTCGCCACCCGTGGTATCCACCCGGTAGAGGTGACCATTAGCGGTATCCGGCACGGTAAAGTGGCTGTCGGCATAGGCCAGGTCAATCACGTCCGAGAACAACTGCCCCGCTGCGCTGGCCGCTGCCGCTGCGGCACTGGCAGCCGCACTGGTGGCGCTGGCGGCGGCGTTGGTTTCAGAAGATGCTGCGTTGCTGGCAGAGGTAGCAGCGGCGTAAGCACTGGTAGCGGCATTGCTTTCTGACGTGGCGGCAGCGGTGGCAGAATCTGCTGCATCATTTGCGCTACCGGCGGCGGCAGTGGCGCTGCTGGCCGCAGCGGCTTCGTAACTGTCGGCGTTGGTTTCACTCTGGGCGGCGGCAAGCTCACTGGCAGCTGCGGCGGTTTCCGAAGCCAAGGCAGCGGCAGCAGAACCAGCGGCAGCGGTTTCGCTGGCGGCAGCATTGGTTTCAGAAGTTGCAGCAGCAGCGGCGCTGGCCACGGCTTCATCCCGCATGGTAGTCAGCGTGGTCAGGCTGCTGGTGAGCAGCGCCTGATTTTCGCCGATGACTTTCGCCACGCTTTTCACCGGGCCGTTTTCGGTGGTCACGGTAGTGGCGGCATCGCCATGGACAATGTCGTGCAGCAGGCCGCTATCCGTTGTGGTTTGCACAACAGCGGCCTGCAGTTGTTCCTGCAGGGTGGGCATGGGTGTTTATCCTTGGTTTAAGCGGTTACCAGGCCCCGGTTACCAACTCAGGGGGCCGGGCATTTTTTCGTGAATCAGGCGGTGCAGGTCATCTACCGTTGCCAGCAGGGCTTCCGGCGGGTTTTCCAGCAGAATTTCGGTAGCTTCCAGGTCCAGCGTGGGCCGTTCGCGGATTTCCAGCTGACTGGTAACCTCCCACAGGTTGCCGTTGAACAGTCGGGCGTCAAATTGCCGGGTGAACCGGGCGCTGTGGGTGGTGATGCCGATGCCACCCAGCAGGTCGATATCAAAAAACTCCGCACCCTCTTTGGCGTAGAGCTTGAACCAGGCCTCAAACACGGCAAACTGGTTGCGGGTCATCACCCAGCGCACGGCAATCACGCTCGGCACATCGGTAAATCGCCGCCGCTGACGCGCAAGGCCCGCCTCCATCTCCGTGCGCAGAATCGCATCGCCCGGCTGGACGGCGTAGCCTTCGACGGTGGGGAGAGGTAATGTTTGTGGCCAGAAAACGGGCATTGTTTATCCCAATAAAAAAGCCACCCATAGGTGGCAGGTAAATTTACGCTCTCACTTAAAGAACACCTGATAAATCAACACCCCAATGTTGAGCACGGCAACAATGGTGTTTATCAGGGTTAACCTGCTATTGCTTTTCTCCACTTCCAGAAGCTGTTTATGTTTCAATAATTCTATTTTTCTTTCGTGAGATTTCTCGGCTTCTGGCGCACCAAATCCGACGCCATTTTCTCCAAAATGAACAAGATCTTCGAGTTCTTTCTGGAGCAATTTTTTCTTTTTAGTCAGAAACATTATCCTTACGCCTCACTATCTATAACTTCCTGCTGCTGGGTTTAAACCATACCTTCTTTCCAACGTAGGAGCCAGTCCTTCGCCGCGCCCGACGTTGCGTGCCAAGCGGTTTTCCACCTCTTCGATGATCACATTCAGGCTCAGGTTGCCGTTGCTGTCGCGGGTTGTTTCGGTGCGGACTTCGGCTTTGGCGGCGCGGTTTTCGATGTTCACCGCCACGTTGACCTGCGGGCTGGCAGTCATCGCTCCACCCAGGGCCGCCATCTGCCCCGGTGTGAACACCACCTCGCCACGTTGGGCGATGATGGGGACTTCGTTACCTACCACGCCACCGCCGTGAAAACGCGGGGCATTGGCAAACACAGCGGGGTCAACCGTGCGGGTGCGGAGTGAATCGGTGCCAATCACGCCGCCCGTGTGGGCGGTGGGGGCTGGGGTTGGGGCGGCCGCACTGCCAAAGAACCCGCCGATAGCGCTTTCAAAGATACCGCTGAGGGGCCGCACCACCGCCATGCGATAGGCGGCGCGCAGGGCTTCTTCTGCCACGCTGTTGAACAGGTCGCGGGCCTGGAGCTTGCCGGTGGTGGCCCAGCGCACAAAAGTATCCTCACTGCCTTTGAGCACACTGGCCATCACCTGCTCGGCATTGCGGGCGGCATCGGTGGCCGCGTCCACATAGTCCTTCAAGGCGCGGACGGCACCATCGCGCCAATCATGGCTAGCTTTGAGTTTACGCTCCTCCGCCTGCTGCACCGCCAGGGCGTGGGTGGCGGCGTTGATGGCTCCCTCCGCCAGCAGTTGATCCAGCTTGGCAACTTCAGCCTCATAGGCTTGCAGGGCGGTAAAGTGCCCCTCGGTCACACGCTTGCCTTCCTCCAGCAGGCGGTTGCGGGTTTCCTGCGCTTTGTTGGCAGCTTCCAGCGCCTGTTGCTGGTCGTACATCTCGGCGGAAAGCCGGGCCACATCGCGCCGTTGGTCCTCTGTGGACCCATCAGAAAGCCGCCCCAGCGCCTGGTTGATAAACGCCTGGCGCTTGTCGGCCTGGGCCAGCATACGGTTAGCTAGGTCGTCGATGACTTTGCGGTTTTGTTCCAGCTCGCGCTCGCGGGCTTCACGCAGAGGTTTCTCCACCGCGTCAATGCGTCGGCGGGCCAATTCCTCGGCCTGGTTGATGGCGGCATCCACATCGGCAGCATTGCTGCCATCGTTCCAACGCAGGGCATTCAGGCGCTGGCGGGTTGTTTCCAGTTCCTTGTTAATCTGGGCCACCCGCTCGGCGGGGCTGTCCATGGCCTTGGCCAGCATTTCCTCAATGCCTTTGCGTTGCTCGGCCAGCACTTCGGCGCGTCGCTCGCGCTCAGCCGCCCGCTGGCCTTCCAAGGCGCGGGCCTGCTCCTGCAGACGCTGCTCCAACGGGGTGTTGTCTTCCCCCTCAAGCAGGTTCACGGCAGCTCGCAGGGCCTTGCCGATGCCGCTGAGGGCGGACTCGGTTGTTTTGGCCAACACCGGTGTGCGGCCAATGGCCTTGAGCAAATCTCCCCAAGCGTCGCTCAGGCGGTTGGCGGCCCCAGTCACGCCCGTAGCTTCCGCCATGCCCGCGCCACCGACCTGTTGTTCCAATGCGTCCAGAATCACCTTTTGCGCAGCAGCGGTCTGGCCGGTTTCCACCAGGGTGCGAATCAACTCCCGTTGGCTCTGGCTGAACGACACCCCCACCCGGCGCAAGGCGCTGATGCCTTCCACTGGTTCCTCCAGCGCCTTACCCAACTGAATGGCGGAGGCCTTCAGATCCTGCCCGAACACGGCGGCCATGTCCTGCGCCAGCACCAGCGTGCGCTTGAAGGTATCGCCAGAGATGGAGCGGAACGTAGCCAGAATACCCGCCGCACCCATCACCGCTTCACTGCTGGTGAGGGTGCTTTCTTCGATGCCCTGGGCAAAGTCGGAAAGCTGTTTTGCGGTGAGGCCAGATGCATAGCCGGTGGCGTTCAACACCGCTTCTAAGCGGCGGTAGGTGCCGGCGGCTTCCTCTGCCACCTGAATGCTGGAGCGCAGCCCCAGGGTGATGCCGCCCAGAGCAGCTCCGGCGGCAATGCCCACCGGCCCCAGACGCACCAGCGCCGCCCCCAGAGGGCCAAGGCGACTGCCCATGCCCTCCAGCGACCCGCGCACATCACCAGCGGTAGCATCCAGCGCTTGCAGGCCTTTGGAAGCCGGTTTGCTGGCACGCTCGATGCGGCGCAGAGCTTCCTCACCCCGGTCGGCCACCCGTTTGAAAGCTTCCTCCGTCCGGTTGCCATCCACCACAGCCAGACGTACGGAGAGGCGTTTTTCAGTCATAGTTCATTTCTCAATTTCAGGAAAATGGTTGTTATGGCAGCAGCCACCGCAGGCATCAACTCAGCCATAGCAGCCACGTTAAAGCCGGAGGCCCGCCCCAGCGCCAGCGCATCCCTCACCGGGAACACACCCTCGCGCACCTGGGGCAGCAGCGCGGTAAACAGCTGCCACGCCTGCCAGCCTTCAAGGGTTTGAAAATCGGCCTGCCGGTATGGGCATTCCGGGCACGGGTTCAGGCAGTTTTTGCAGTATTCCGCGCCGCCGCCGAGATGCCACTCGACGCGACGCTGGAGGCGTTTTTTTCCTGCTCCAGCAGCGTATGTTTCTGGGTGTATTTCTCGCCGAAGGCCGTGGCGATGTGCCAGAAGTTGGCCATCACCTCGTCAATGCGTTCGGGCGTGGGGTCGGCGGGGCTGTCGCTGTCAGCCTCCAGCACACCTTCCCAGGCTTCAATGGCAAAACGGGCCAGGCCACGGATGAGGTAATCCTCCGCCAGAGCCTGCCGCTGGTGCGGATCATCCACCGCGCCATGGGCAGCCAATTGGCTTGTCATATATGCACGGGCGGCGTTGAAAATGGCTGAGGTGAGCGGGCGCACCTTCACCCGCACTTCGCTTGGTAAATCAAGCCAATATGGTTCACGGTTCAGATTCAGCTTAAGCATGTTCAGTACCCCGCTACATCGTTGATAAGGGTGATTTCCACCATGTTGCCCACCAGGGCATCCTTGGCTCCTTGGAAGTCGTACCCGGCCTCCACACCACCCGGTCCGCTGACCGAGCGTTTGGGTTTGGGCAGGTACACTTCGTGGCAGTCGATGACCAGTTGGTTGTCGGCATCAATCACGTAGGAGAGTTCCAGGTCAATGGGTGTGCCGGCACGGGCGGCGGTCATCAGGGCGGTATCGGCATAGCGCACGGTGAGCGACCCGGAGAGCGACGCCACGCCGGGGTCCACGCCATCCACCTTGCCATCGCTGCGGATGGTTTCCACCCGCTCCAGGTTGTTGCTGTAAGTGAGCGCGGCAGCGGTGACATTCCCCAGCAGGGTGCCGCCTTGTTTTACCGCGCCTTGAAATTGCGAAAAGCGCGTGTAGGTGGCTTCTTCCGGGTCAGCGTCTTTGGTGCTGGCCTGAGCGGTTTCTCCCTGACCAATGAGGTTGATGGTGGCCTGCGCCTCGCCAGAGCGCTGGAAGTTAAACGCAATGGAATTCGCCCGCACGCCGGTGAACAGGGGGAAGTCGGGAATCTCCGGCAACCCCAATTCCACCGCCAGGCTGGGCAAGGTGGCCGCACCCGATTTAAACACGTGGGTGTAGGGGCCAGTGCCGGTGGTGGTAGGTGCGCCGAACACTGCCTTCAGCCAGCGGCCAATGTTGCGCAGGTCCACCGGCACCACGATGTTGCCGTCCACGTTGATGACGTCCTGATAGGGCTGGGTGGGGTCGCGTCCCAGGCCCAGCACGTTGGAAGCGATCAGCCCCTGGGCCGAGTCCAAATCGGACGACACAAAGGGTGTTAAATGATAGGCCCCCGCTGCGGGGGCCGTGCCGTAAGTTGATTCAAACGCCGTGAGAAGCCGAGCGTTCCAGCCGTATGCACGTGCCATGTGGGTCTCCTTTTATTGAAGTGGGTTGGTTGTTACGTATTCCAAAATCACCGGCACCACCGCCGCTTTGATGGTGGGTGCGCCTTCGATGGTTTCCTGCAGAATCTCCGGCGCACCGGCGCGGGCATAATCCACCGTACCGCCCAGGGTGGTATCCGCCGCCAGCACCGTGCCAATGCCCATCAGCAGCGCGTCCAGCGCCGCATCCCGCTGGGCCTGATCAGCCTGCTGTACCAACACCTCAACCTCCGCCTGGTGCTGGTAGAGGTAGCGGGTTGGCGACAGCACCACCTCCGGCTCGCCGGGGTCGCCATCTCGCAGAATAACCAGCCCCTCAGCCGGCACCTTGGCAGGCAGCGGCTCGTTACGTTTCACCTGTGGGCCATCCAGCCCTTGCAGGCATAAAAAAAGGCCCGTTAGGGCCTGTTCTCGTGTACTGTTACTCATTGGAGGACTCCATGGCTTACCATTATATTTTTTCTGAACTACAGGACCAAATCAGAGGAATTCTTATTCGCTCAGATAAACTGATGCATTTGCACGATGACAACTGGTGGAATCTTGTAAGTTCACTAGACTTGCTGCATGATACGGATTTAGCCATTTCTCACTTTCTGGAAACTAAATGGAAAGAGGGTGATCATGGTGAGATGTATTTAAAAATCTACGGCTTCTTCACCTCGTTGTATCTGCAACACGAAGCTGTGGATGCGCTTTATCTAACGTCTTTGTGACCCCAGCTGCAGCCACATTTGTCAAAAAATAACAGATGGGGGCTTTCAACAGCTCCGCAAGTTGAGAAACGGGTTAGCAGCCCATACACCCAGAGCAAATGGAGGGCACGCTTATTTTATCAACCGGCCACTGACTTTCCCTGACTTCATCGATTTTACTAAATATTCTTCGAATATGGACGAAGCTGATGAAGTACTCGTGCGTGCCCGCTTCGATAAAATCGTAGAGATTCAGCAAAGTGCTCTGCAACCCATCCTTCAGAAAATTCTGGGACATGTTACTCAGTGGGCCAGTTCCTCAGAATCAGGTTCGGTAACCGCTCCTGCCACTTCCGAGCCTCAGCAACAAATGTAATCTTCCTTGGCAGTTTCACCTGCGGGACCAGCCAGAACATCACCACGGTGGTGAGGCCGCGACCGCTTTGGCGGGCGCTGTCGCTGGCTTTGCGGAAGCCGCGCAGTTGGGCGCTCTGCCTGCTGTAGGAAGCCCGCACATTGTCTACCACCAGCAAGGACGGTCCGCCCCGGCGGTAGACAAACCGTAACGGCCCGAAGCGGTGTTCGGGGAAATTGCTGGGGTTGATGCGCTTGCCGCCCACGCCGCGCTTGGGCGCGTTGGGGGTGGGAATGGCTAGCCACCAGCCATCTTTTGAGCGGATGACGGTGCCATCCTCAAACACCGCCATCACCTTGCTGGCCCTGGTGAACACTAGGCCGGCGGCGCGGAGGCTGTCCTGCCCTTTTGGATAAACATTCCCGCGCCAGGTATTGGCCATGCGCTGACCCAGACCGGCGGAGGTGACCTGCTGGCGCATGCTCAGCTTCAGGCCATCGGTGGCTTCGCGCACGCCCTGGGTAACGGCCCGTTCGGCGGTTTTGAGTTCCTCCCGGATAAAGCGTTGCAGGTTGCCCTCCAAAGCCACCCGCAGGCGCATCAGGCATCCTCCCAATCCACCGCATCTACGGCTTCGTTGGTGGTGGCGGCCTCTACGGTGGCCTTGCGGTCATGATAAAGCTGCCGGGCGGTTTCCACCGTTGTACGGACATACACCATGCGTTCCTCCTCCAGAATACCCAGGCCGGTGTTGATCTGGTCAAACTCGTCCACGCCCGCTTCAGCAATCTGCTGCGAGCAGCGCTGCCGTAAGTAAAGCAGGCGTTGGGCCTGGGCTTCATCCAGGGTACGGGCATCCTCAAGGAGGTAACCGCCCTGGCCATCGTGAATCACTTTGCGCACACTCATGCTGCAAGCTCCTTAACGTAAATAACGGGAATGTTGGTTTCCACCACGTTCACCACATCTGGCGCGGTTTGCGGCAGCGGGTCAGTGGGTGGGTGCTGGCTGAGGGTGGCGGCCCGCAGGGCATAGCCACGCCCATTTTCAGGGTTTTCCACCCCCAGATACGTCACCCCAAAGGCTGAGGAACTGAGCATCTGAAGCGTGGAAGAAATGCTGTAGCACACCCAAACACCGGGTGCGGCTACCGCCTGATTACAGGTAACGATCTGCGCCCCCACACCCACAAAGTTGAATTTGCCCCCATCCCACAGCAGGTCACCGGGGTTGCCATTGCCGGCGTCGGCATAGAGGCCGAAGCGGAAGCTCTGGGTGCTGGCCGTCTGGTTGGAGGAAATCATCAACTGCGAAAGCGCCGTATCTTCCAGCAGAGGTAGCCAGAAAAACACCAGTGTGTTGATGTTGGTGCCCACCCCACCCGTTTGGGAGGTGATAGCCGAATATACCCCCGCCGGATACCAGCGCCCCGTGCGCCGGGGCGTCAGCCAGGCTCCCGGTAGAGTCAGCACTGGCCCACCACTTTCCACCTGTTCAACGGCGGCCTTGGTTTCGTTAATGGTGCGCAATCGTTTTTTGGTAAAAAGCATGATGGTTTCCTCTTATTGCGGATAGGCCTCCAGCCGCCAGACCAGCCCGTGCTGGTCGCGCACGGGTTCGCCCTGAATGGTGAAAGTATCGCCCCCCACCTGCAGGCTGTCACCCGCCTGGGGGTTGGGCACTTCTGCCACCCGCAGCTGGAAGATTTCCGTGGCGGTGTGGACGCGGCTGGCGACCACGTCCACAATCTCATCCGGCTGGCTGCGGGTGATGGTGACCGCCACCGGCGCACCGCCAGCTGGCGTGTAGATAGCCGGGATTCCCAGGCGGATAAAGAGACTATCCACCGCCCGCCCGGCAGCTTGCTGAAAGCCCATATGGCTATTCCGTCGGGGCCTGCAGTCGCGCCCAGGCCTCATCCCGTTGGGCGGCGTTGATGTTGGCTTTGAGCGCCCGCTCAATGGCTTTGACATTGGGGATGCCATCCTTGCCGAAGTCTTTGTCCTCCAGTTCCAGAATCGCCTCAGCAATATCGTCAATGCTGGGGGCCAGGCCATGATCAGCAAGTTTGGAGTCCACCACCGGTAGGCGCACCTGGCCCCGACCAAGCAGTACCTCCGCATCCAGCTTGTTCAACTCCACCTCCGACCCCGGCGGGGCATAGGTCAGCCCATTTGCACTGTTCATACGTAGGGTGATGTTTGTAATGACTTTCATGATGTACCTCCTTTTTAAGCCACTGTGGCGCAAAACGACGCATTGGGGCGATAAGGCACCACCAGCGGCGCGGATTGCAGCAGCAGCCAGCGCAGGGCGGGGTCTTCCTCCAGCCAGGACTTGGCAAAATACCGCTGGGCGCGGTAGTTGGCTTTTTCATCCTGAATGGCCCCGTAGCAGCGCGTGCCTTCCAACTGCACGGTGCTGCCAAGTAGCACCGTGTTATCGGGAAGCAACTTCTGGCTCACGCCGGCATCATCCACATACACGTCGTTGTAGACGAAGATATTGAAATCACCGATGGAGCCAACATAGCGGGCCTTCTCGTTGGCCTGGCCGAACACAACGGGGCCGAGCGCCAAGCTGCTTTCACCGGTGATGCGGCGGATGTCGAGCAGGCGCTCCACCTCGTCATTGGCTTTGAACAACTTCCAGGCTTTGGTATCCAGCACCACGGTGCGGCCGGCGGCACCGGATTTATCCTGCACCAGGGCGGCCCAGTCCTCTAGGTCGTTCACCACATTCACGCCAGCTTCTCCCCACTTGTTGCCGGTGGTCAGCGTGACACTCAGCGCCGCATCGCGCTGAAAGTCCACCACCACGGTGGGATAGTCTTCGCCGGCCACGGTCACCTTGCCGGTGCGCAGGGCTTCAGACGCCATGACCTCCTCCCGACGGGTGAGGTTATCCAGCTGGTTGCGTAGTGCCCGGTTGAGCGCCGCGTCACGGCGCTGCTGGGCGGTGAGGGAACCGCCGATACGCTCTCCCAGCGTGCGTTTGAGGGGCGCGTTGGGGTCAAAGCGGCGCTTGTCCTTCACGTAGGCGGGCTTGAAGCTTTTGGTTTCAAACCCCTCGTTGGCGACAACCTTGCCCGCCACCAGCGGCGACACAAACGGGGCCAGGCGCGGTTTGGATTTATCGATGTCGAAGTGAATTTCCTCGGCGTCTTCCGTCTGCACCTGCCCGAAAAAGGTGTCGAGCAGGAACGAGGCCGGCCGGTCGAGGTACTCCACCGTGCGGTTAAGCACGTGGGTGCTGAAGATATCAATACTCATGGTTTAGGCTCCCTGATTTTTGCGAAGGTAGATGTTTTTGTCCCGCAGGCCCGCACGGATGCCGGCCACAGTGTGGCCAGCGCCGAGGGTCAGCGCGTCCTCGTTGAACTCGCCGGCGAAATAGGCGACGGCTTGTACGTCGGCGTCGGTCGCGTCGGCGTCTTCCGCCAGAATGGCGTCGGGCACCTCGGACCCGTCGCTGGCGGCAGAGGCGCTGAGCGTATATTTCCCGCTGGCGGTAATTTTCCCCAGCACGGCCCCTTTGGTGAGGGCCGCCGGGGTGGCGATGGTGACCACCCGCTGGATGCGGGGATACTCCCCCGCGATAAGGTTGTCGGGCGCATAGGCACCCTGGTCGGTGAAACCGTTGGCTGTCATGGCTGTTTCCTTTCTTAACTTGCTGCTGCGAGGCGTTTGGCGGTGGCGTCCACATCGTCCATGCCCTCATGAGTGCCAGGCATAATGTCCGGGTTGGGGATGGTGGCCATGACACGTTCAAACGAGGTGGCAGGCTGCGCCTGCGCCATGGGGGCGTGGGCCAGAAGTTGATGGGCTTCCATGGCGCTCATGTCGGTCAGGAAGCACATCTCGCGGGCCAGGTCCTCCCGGCCTTTGGCTTCCTCGCTGCTGAGGATGCTTTTGATTCGGTCGCGCTCGGCCATTGCGCCTTCCTGGCGCAGTTGCGCCGCCAGGTCGGGGTGGTCGGTCATCAAAGTCTTCATGTCCATACGTTTCTTCTCCTTGGGTTTGGGGATTAAAAAACCCTCCGCTGCGGGAGGGTTCTGAGTGTTCGCCAGCTCGGCAATCAGCCGTTCCAGCGAACCAATACGGTCGGCCATGCCCACCGCTACGGCAGCAGCGCCGATGAGCACGTCGCCTCTGCCGAAACTGTCCAGCACCACCAGCGGGTCCACACTGCGGTTGCGGGCGATGGTGCTGATAAAAATATGGGCCATGGCATCGATGCGCGCCTGCAGCCGGGCTTTGCCATCGTCGGTAGCCGGGTCCAGACGTTTGTGGGGGCTTTGGGAGGACACAATTTCCACCGCGCCAGCGCTGTCCTTACCATCCTTACGGCGATAGACCCCCACCACGCCGATGGAGCCAACGGCAGAGGTTTCCGACACCACAATGCGGTCGGCGGCACTGGCAATCCAGTACGCGCCGGAAGCCGCATCGCCAGAAGCATAGGCCACAACTGGTTTGCGGCCTCGGGCTTCGTAAATCATGCCGGCCAGCTCGGCCACGCCGTTGACTTCGCCACCCGGCGAGTCGATATCCAGCACGATGGCCTTGATGGCCGGGTCCTCCAGCGCGGCGGTAAAATCTTTCGCCAGAATTTCGTAGCTGGATGCACCGCTGATCTGGGTGAACAGGTTGGCGTAGCGGAACAGCGGCCCCACTACGGGGATGATGGCTACGTCATCGCGCTCGGTCACTGTGTGGGTGTTGCGCAGCTCGCGCCCCAGCCGGGCGGCCACAGCCTCCGGCTTTTCATTCTCACGGGCGGCAATTTCCAAAATGGTCTGCAGGGCGTTTTCCGTCACGGCCCAGGGTTCATCGGTGATGCGGTTCCAGATTCTCATCGGTTTCCTCGTTATCGGGTTGTTGGGGTTTTGTCGGCGGTACCAGGCCAAGCTCTTCCAGCCGGGCCTTTTCTTTCGCCCGCTGCTCCAGCACTTCCTCCCAGTCCAGGCCCTGGGCGGCGCATTCGTCCTCCAGGGTGGAAAGGCCGGCTTCCATGCGCAGTTGCGCGGCCTGCGCTTCCTTGACCGGGTCCACCCAGCCACGGCCGGGGCCGATCCACTTGCAGCGGGACCATGCGGGCTTGCGCTCGTAGAAGTCAGGTGCTTCTGCCAGGCCACGGTTGACCGCTTCCTCCAGCCACAGTTCATACACAGGCCTGGCCCAGCAGGTGGCCAGCCAAGCGCGGCGGCCGTTGAAGTAGCGCCAGGCTTCCAGCAGCGCTGCACGGGCGCTGGAATAGTTGGTTTTGGAAAAGTCCTTCATCAGCAGTTCAAATGGCATGTTCAAGCCGGTGCCGATATGCCGCAGCACGTTTTCCACAAACGCCCCGTAGCCGCTGTTGGGGCGGCTGGGGGTGAACGGCGCGACCTTGTCGCCGGGGAACACCGGAATGATGGAGCCGCCCTGCAGCTTCACCTCCCAGGCGTTGCGGGCGGCGATGTAATCCTCCGTGGAGCCTCCGAACATCTCGCCGATGCTTTCGCCATCCAGTGGGGTTTCAATAAAGGCGGCAATCATGGCGTTCACAATGGCGGCCTGCAATTCACTGCGTTCGTAATGGTCCAGCATTTTGAACATGGGCATGATGCTGGTCAGCAACGGCTTGCCCCGGTTCTGGCCAGTGCGCTCCTTATCATGCACATGAATAACCTGCCGGCGGCCAAAGGCGGTGAAGGCCGGTATCCGTTGCCAGGTGTCGTCCTCGCTGGCCAGACCAAGGTGTCCGTCACCGGGGTGGCCCTGGCGAATCCAGTAAGCCGTGGGTGCGCCGTAACGATCAATCTCAATGCCGCCACGCAGAGTGCGGCTGTCCGGCTCGCCGTTGGGGTTGGACAGCCGGTCAGGCTCCACCAGTTGCAAGGCGGTGGCAAAGGTGTTGCCGCACTCCGGCAGCCACAGCGGCAGGGCCAGCGCCTCACCGTTGATGATGGTAGAACGGAACACCTGTACCGTCAGCCCTGCAAAGGTAAGTGAGCGGGCGGCATCGCAATCCGTCCCATCCGCCCAGGCCCGCCAGTGGGATTCCACCTGTTGGCTCCACCCCTCAGACCAGGTTTTATCGCGGCCCAGAGTTTTGTAGTCCGGTAGCGCGGCTAGCCGCAGGCCGGTGCCCACCACGTTATCCACCAGGGTTTGAATGGCCCCAGCGGCAATGCCGTGGTTGCGCGATAAATCCCGCGACCGGGCCACCAGAGTGGGAAGCTCGCCGAGCAGGTCAGCGTCCGCCGATCCCAGCCCCGGCGTCCAGCTGGAAAGCTCGCGGGCGGCCAGTGAGGCCGCCCGGTGCGAGGTATCCAACTGCGCCTTGAGTGGCTTGCCGTGAGTGTCGAGAAGAACAGGCATGGGTACCCTCTAAAACTTCGCCAATATCGGCCCGCGCCGTGGGCCGCCGTTCAGCCGGGCAATCTGCCCGCGCAACTCGGCAATGTACCGCTCAAGAGCCTCAATGTTGGCCTGGCTGTAGGTGGCCGTGCCCAACCCCTGCAGGCTGACCGTCACCTCCTGGGTGCCGGTGAGCAGCCGGTGGCGGGCTTGTTCGGCTTCGGTCAGGCAAGTTTGTAGAGTGAATAAATCTGTCATTTCACCTCGTGACAAATTGTCACGACCTCATTTTTATAAGTATGGATCACCCGTAGTGGTGATTTTACGTTGCTGCAGCACCTGCCGCAGGGTGGGTTTTTCCGTCGGGCGATCCTCTTCACCAGTCGGCTGTGGGCGGCTGTCGCCGAGGGCCTGCTCCAGCGAGCGCCACTTGAACTCGCTCATCCGATCCAGCCCGTAGATGGCGGCGGCGGCGCGGGCGTACACCCGGCAGTCCAGCGCCTCGTTGTTGCGGGTTGGGTCTTTCTCCCAGGTTGCCCTGGGGAAACCCTTGTGGATGCGGATCACGCACCGCTCGGCGGTGAGCTGCTTGAAAAACTCCTCGCCATACTGCGGGAAGTGGCAGGCACCGGGTGGGAACATTGCGCCTTCGGCCAGCGCCTCCTGCGTTGGCCAGTCCAGTTTCAGCCAGCGGTAAAGCTCCAGTTTGGCCACCGGGCCGGAAACATTCCACACCCGCAGGCCGCGACGCTTGCCCCCCGTATCAGCTTTGGAAACCCCCAGGATGAGAGCCGTATTCCGGTCCTGACCTTTCACCGCCACCACCGTGCGCGGCTGCGCGGCGCGGGCACCGGCACCGCCCCACACCGCCTGCGGATGCTGGCGCACCCAGGTGTAAACGTCCTGCGTGGCATAGCCGCTATCCACCGCCATGACGCGGATGGGCAGGCTGCCGCCACTGGCATGGGGCCAATCTTTTTGCACCACCTCGCTCAGTCGTCGCCAGACCTCAGGACGTGCCGTATCGCCGCCCAGCACCAGGTAATCCACAGACCAGCTTTCCTTGCCGCGTCCCCAAGCCACCACTTCGCACTCCAGGCGATCCTTCTGCACGTCCACACCGGCCGTAAGAAAAAGGCCCTGCGGCGGTACCGTGCCAACCGGATAAGCCTCGCGCCGCTCGTAGAGGCGTTGCCATTCGGGGGCTTCTGCCGTTTCTTCATAGGGTTCTCCCAGTACGGTGTTGACGAACCCCTTCATCAGGTCGGGGTTCTTTTTGGCCTCTTCAAACAGCGCGGCGGCATCGGCCCAGCTGAACCACCCCACCGGGCTATAGAGCGACGAAAGGTGGTAGCCGATGGTGCCGTTACCATCACCCATGGCATGCCAGCGGCCTTTGGCCAGCATGGCGGTTTTGTGGTGTTCGGCAATCAAACAGCCGCAGGCCTCGCACACATACTGCGCTTCCTGGGGGTTGCCCTCCGGCCAGCGTAGTTGAGTAAATCTCAGCGGTTGATAATGGCCGCATTCCGGGCAGGGCACGTGGAAAAACCGCTGGTCGCTGCCCTCAAACTCCCGCTGGATGCGCGACAAACCCTTCACCGTGGGGGTGCTGACCATAAAAACCTTGCGCCTCCGCCTGAATGTTGCCGAGCGGCGCTCCGCCAGCAGGATGGGATCACCTTCACCGTCCACGTCACCGGGGTAGGCGTCGATCTCATCCATGAACAGATAACGGGCAGGCATGGAGCGCAGCCCCACTGCAGAGTTGGCCCCGGTCATGATCAGCAGGCCGCCTAAAAACTCCTTGCTCAGCATTGTGTTGCCCGAATCGCGGGAGCGGGCCGGCCGCACGCGGTCGCGCAGTTCCGGCACATCGTCAATCAGCGGCTCCACACGCTGCTTGGAATGGCGCTTGGCCATTTCCACCGTGGGTGACACCGCCATGGTCGGCCCCGGTGCCATGTGGATGATGTAGCCCAGCCAGTTGTTGCCGCACTCGGTGCCGCCAATCTGCGAACCCTTCATGAACACCACCCGCTGGGCGGGAGAAGCCGGTGAAAGCTGGTCCATGATTTCCTGCAGATACGGCGTGCGCTCGGTGCGCCAGCGGCCGGGTTCAGCCGCTGACTTTGGTGAAAGCATCCGGTAACGGTCCGCCCAGTCGGACACCTTCAGAAAGGGGTCCGGCTTGAGACCCTGGCACCAGATGGTGTCAATCTCCGGGTAGCCGAAAAAATCAGTCAAACTTGGGTCGGACTTCTCCCAGCTCTGTGAGGTGGTCTCGGACATAGCGCTCCAGCAGCGTGTGCATCAGGTGTTCGTCCACGCCCGCCTCGGCCGCCAACTGGGCAGAGATACGGGCGGGCCAGTTGAGCCAGGCATCGCGCAGCTGGCGCGACAGGCGGAACACCTGCGCCGTTACCTTGGCTTTGTCGATAAGGGACCCGCGCTTCTCCTGCAGATGCAGCCGCGCCAGGTGGACCTTGGTAATTTCCAGTGCGGTGCGGGCCTGTTCAAAGCTGGCCATACCGGAAGCACTTTGCCCGCTCTCTTTAAGGGCAGCCTGCACGGAGCGCATGGCCGCAGGAGAAGGTTTTTCCACTGGTTCACCATGCTTCTGGGCGGGATTGGTGTTGGCATCCCACTCACGGTCGGCTCTGGCGGCATGAATGGTACCGTCCTGTTCCTTGCGGATGCGGCCCTCGCGGATAGCCTTGCGTACAGCACCGTCACTCACGCCGCGATGCCGCGCATAAGCGCGTATGGACATACCCAAGGCAGCACATCCCTTCTATTCCAACGGATTAATGCTTCATTCAACTTTACTTCGTCGTTTTTGGAAGCGTTCATTAAGCCATTAAGGAAACCAACCTAATAAAGGAGTACCCAAATGGCGCAACTCAACACCACTCAGCAAGCCATGCTAGCCAATTTACAGGCCCTGCACGGCATTGCCCAGGACTTGGCCCGCATCACGGGCGACAGTCTGCAATACGCCCAGGAAGGCGAACAAAACACCATGGTCGGCGGCCTGGTGGAGGCCGCACAGCCGCTGATAGCCGCGCAAGGACTGTATGATGCCATCCTGGCCCTGCACCGCCTGAACCCCCAACGCTAACCGAAAGGAAACCCACATGAGCAAGAAAGCCAAAACCACCCCGAAACCACAACCCGCGCCAAAGGCACAGCCGGTTGCCGAGACCGCTCTGAAAACCAGTAAAAAGCAGGTCGTGCTTGACCTGCTGAAACAACCCGGCGGCGGCACCATCGCCGCCCTGGAAAAGGCCACTGGCTGGCAACAGCACAGCGTTCGCGGGGCGCTGGTCAACCTCAAAAACCGTGATAAACAACCCATTGAAAGTGAGAAGCGTGATGGGGTGCGGTACTACTTTCTGACCGCGATGGTCTGATCGCGGCTCGCCGCAATTTCGTTGTAACCCTGGTCCGTTGAGGCCAGGGTTGCTTCTTTCCCGGTAAACTCTTGCCAACGCCGCACAATCACGTCCACATATTTGGGGTCTAATTCAATCATCCGACAACGGCGTTTCGTTTTCTCACACGCAATCATGGTGGTGCCAGAGCCGCCGAAGGCATCCAGCACAATGTCCCGCGTTTTACTGGAATTGTGAATGGCCCGTTCCACCAGTTCCACCGGCTTCATGGTGGGGTGCAGGTCATTCACGCGGGGTTTGTTAATGAACCACACATCGCCCTGGTCGCGGGCACCGCACCAGAAATGCTCGCTGCCGTCCTTCCACCCGTACAGGATGGGTTCGTACTGGCGCTGGTAGTCGGCCCGGCCTATGGTGAACTGGTTTTTCGCCCAGATAATGAAGGTGGACCACTTGCCGCCCGCCCGCACAAATGCGCTGTGCAGTGTGTGCAGCTCGGATGAACTCATGCAGATGTACATGGCCCCCTTGCACACTATCAGCATGTTCAGGCAGCTGTCGTAAAGGAACTGGTCAAACCCGCCGCCGAGGTTGTCGTTGAGGATGGGGCGGTTTTTGCCGCGCACCTTGTCTTTAGCGCTGTTGGCGTAATTCACATTGTAGGGCGGGTCGGTAAACACCATGTCGGCCAGGTCCTGGCCCATCACCTTTTCCACGCTGGCAAGCAGGGTTGAATCGCCGCACAGCACCCGGTGCTCGCCGCAAATCCACAGGTCACCCTCCACGCTGACGGGGTTGACAGGGGCTTCCGGGACGGCATCCTCATCCGTCTTACCTTCAGCAGCATCCGGGTCATCTGCCAGCAACGCATCCAGTTGTTCGTCGCTGAAACCAAGGATATCCAGATCAAACATTTCATCCTGCAGGGAGGACAATTCCAGCCGCAGCAGGTCCTCATCCCAGCCGGCGTTTTCGGCGATTTTGTTATCGGCGATAATCAGCGCCCGGCGCTGAGTTTCGCTCAGGTGCCCCAGGCGGATAACGGGTACGGTGTCCAGACCCAGCATCCGTGCCGCCAGCAGCCGGCCATGGCCGGCGATGATGCCGTTATCATCTCCCACCAGGATAGGATTTACAAAACCGAACTCGGCAATAGAGGAGGCAATCTGGGCAATCTGGGTCTCTCCGTGCGTGCGGGCATTGCGGGCATAAGGCACCAATTGTTCTACCGGCAACCGTTCCACCTTCAGGTCTTGTCCTTTAAGAAAATCCGTCATGTGTTCTCCATGTGTTAAGGAGTGCGTACCCAGTACGCAGGTACGCACCCAGGTACGCACCTTAAAAGGCTTGGTTTTACTTGATTTTGTGAATGAGGCAGGGGTGCGTACTGCGTACCAAAAATTTCCCCCTATCGCTAGCAAAATGCCGGGCCTTAGCCCGCCGCATACGTTCCATGGCCAGGGAGGACCCGTGGCATGGCTCACACAACAAAAAGCCGCCGAAACCGGCGGCGCTTGGCATAACTCTGGCGAGTATGCATTCAAAATAGCTGGATTTTGTTCGTCTTGTCCGCAGCAAAAATGTTCGCGAACAGTTTTTGCAGAGAGATGCTCAGGAGTCTTTATCGTCGCACTCGCCACTTATCCACAAGGGCTGCGGTTCTTTCTTCTATTTCTTTTTTTAAATTATCTTTTCCATTATATGGATACGCCAGTTTTGGCACATCCGGATGCGCCAGTTTTGGCGTGTCTAGATGTGCCACTTTCGGCGTATCAAAGTATTGTCTGTGGATAAGTATGGATTTATCCAACACGTAGGCATTTGATTGGCCCCGTCCACGGCGCTGCGTCTGGATAAGGCCATGGCTTTCCAGCTCGGTGAGGAACCGCTGCACGGCGCGGACCGACATGCCCAGCTCTTCCGCCAGGGTGGGTAGCTTCGGGAAGGCCTGGTTGTTTTTGCCCGCGTACTGGATTAGCCGTGCGCAGCACAGTTTTGCGCCGTGACTCAAGTCTGTCCGGCGCAGAATGGTGTTGGGGATGGGGGCGAATGTCCCCGCAATCATAGCCGGGCCGCAAGTTTAGTCAGTGCGCCTTTGTACAGCTCCCACGCTTTGGTGCGTCCAACCCCGAATTTGGTGCAGATAACCTTCCACCGCACCCGTTCAGCCCGCAGCCATAGCAGCTTGCGTTCTTCCGGGGTCAGGTTGGGGAGCCACACAAACAGCACCTCCTCCATGCGGTCAATCTGGTCGCCCGTAGGTTTCAGCCTAACCGGGGGTTTTTCCATCTGCAGGAGTTCCAGCGGTTCCCGCATCAGGGGCGGCCAGAGATTAAAATACCCCTGAGGTTTATGGGTATCCAGCAGGCGGCGGAGTGTTCTCGCAGCCTCTTGCAGCCGTTCCTCAACATATTGTTCACGCGGCGTGGTGGCTGGTTTGTTCATGATTGCTGCCGCCCGTTATCGTTATTGTTGATGGCATCCTGGCGTTTTTTACGAATAGCTCCTTCTATCCAACATTTGGCCATCCGGGCACGGCGTAACTCCTCGATGATCTGCTGTTGCAGGTTTTGCAGTTCGGCAAAACGTAACTTCACCAATTCTCCAATGGTTGTACGGTAAACCCGCTCAAAAGCGGCTTCGACTTTGTCATTCATGGTCTTCTTGCTCCTCAAAGTTGCCTGTTACTGGTTGGCTTTGAGAACGCAGCAAAAAATGACGGACTTTCTTTACAAATAAATTCGCAGCCCCCGTTTCCCTAATATTTCCCTGAGTTTCTTGATGGTGTCGTTGATGGTAGTGCGAGGGATGCCTGTCTCTCGCGCCACATCGGTGATGGTGCTGGTCTTCAGTCGTTCGCAGATATCTGCCAGCGGCGGGGGTAATTGCGAAATGGCGCGGTCAATGTCCAGGCGCAGGTCGGCACTCAGGTGGTTCCAGCCCAGGTAGGCATCACCCCACAGGCCGGCATCACTGGCGATGGTGTCCAACCATTCCACCTCATTTCCATCGTCGTCAAAGATGGAACGGTTGATGGAGTCTGGCCGTCTGCGACCGCCGCGCTTTTGGGCCTCAGCTTCCTTCATCAGATAAATCACCCGCATTTTGATAATCATAGAAATATGTAGCCGCTCGCTCGATCTGGTGGGATCAAACTTGGGCCACTCAAGCAGGAAGTGAATGACAAGGTCCTGCTCAATATCCTCGTAGTCATCAGGGGTGAAGCAGGGATGGTTAATTAACCGTCTGGCATGGTAGCGGACACAGGCCAGAGCATAGGGGTTGATTCCCGCATAGCGGTTTCTTGATTTCATTAGTTTGCTCCCGTTTCTGGGCGCGGGATTGCGCCCGTGGCGGGATTGCAGCTAGGGATTGAGTTAATGCAGCAAAAAAAAGCCCCCGGCGGGGGCTGGCAAGCCATTGGACTTGCAGAGAGATAACGCAGAACGCCTTTATTTCAGACAGTTTTGGAAGAATTATGAAAAAACGCCGGAATGGCTAAGATATTACAATTTTCGTATGACAAAGAAGCCAGATTGAATTGCATTCCCCACCCACTACCCCGCTTACACCGCAAGCGTTCGGCGGCAGGATGATGGGTACCCGCAAGTCGTGTCATACAAATCACGAACGGAAAAGGCTTGGCGGCACTGTTTTTCTACGCAGTACTGAAAGGTTAATCAAAACCGAAAACTTTACGCTGCTCCTCCCACGATAGCGGCAGACCCGTCATCACCTGAGTGATAGAAAAGCCGGAAGGCTGCTGCCCCTGCAGCAGCGCCTTAATGATGGACGGGTCCAGATAGATCAGTCGTAATACCCGCCAAACATAAGAGTGGTGAAAACCCTTGGCTTCCGCCAGCTCACGGTGACTGTTATATTTGCCAACCTCCAACTCCGCCTGCCAGCTCAGGGCGGTGGCAACTGCTTTCAGGGCTTTGTGGTCCAAAGGGTCTCCTTCAACTTGTTTTTGCCCTTCGGTCGATACAGGCGGGATCACCATCACCCGGCTACGGCCACCCAACCGCTTCATGTTGAGCGGCACATGCGCCACCAGTGAATCGGTAGTTGGGTCAAGCGTGAGCTTCATGGGCAGCCTCCGGTTGTTGGGTCATATGCCCGATCAGGTCCTCCACCCCTTCGCGGTGGAAATGCAGATGGGCACCACCCGGCGACAACTCCACTTTGTTGAGCAGCAAGTCCACCAGCCGGTTCTGTTCGGCCGGAAACAACTCCGCCCACAGGTCATCCAGACTGCGCAGGCGTTGGCGGATTTCGTTTTCGTCTACTTCCTGCCCTTGTTTGCGAATCTGTTTCCAGACCTCAAACACCATCTCCGGCTGCTTGACCAACTCCCGGATATGCTGCAACACCAGGTTTTCCAACTCACCAGCGGAGATGCTCCCCACCGGGCAGTTGTGGCAGGTTTGTCGTCGCTTGGCCGAAGGTGTGTAATACCGATAGAGCTTGCCTTTGCGGCGGGTAAAAGTATGCGTCATGGCACAGTTGCAACCCGAACAGGTTACCTTACCGTTCAGAATGCTTCGGGTGTCGGTACGCTCATCCAGTTTGCGGGCACGTCGGCGCATCGGCTCGGCGAAGATGGCCTGCACGTCTTCCCACAACTCCTCACTGATCAGGGCCTCGTGCTGCCCCTGGTAGAGATTCTCCTTGTGGCGGATTTTGCCCACGTAAATCGGGTTGCGCAGGATGTGATGCAGCACGGTGGGAGTAACCAGCTTACCTTCATGTACCCTTCCATTTCTGGCCTTATAAGATTTGCTGCGGTAGCCTTCTGCGCGCAGTTGGCGGGTCAGTGTTGTTAATGATCGCAGCAAGATAAACCGCTGGAAGATTTCTTGGATCATTTCTGCCTCTTTGGCATTCACCACCAGCTTGCGATCCACAATATTGTACCCCAGCGGGGGCACGCCCCCCATCCACATGCCTTTCCGTTTAGATGCAGCCACCTTATCGCGGATGCGTTCCCCCGCCAGCTCTCGTTCAAACTGAGCAAAGCTGAGGATGATGTTAAGGTGCAACCGACCGATGGCGCTGGCGGTGCTAAACTGCTCGGTGACAGAGGAGAAGCTCACCCCATACTGCTCGAACATGCTGGCCAGCTTGGCAAAGTCCATCAGAGAGCGGGACAGGCGGTCAATTTTGTAAACCACCACCATGTTGATTTTTCCAGCCCGGATGTCC